ATAAAGGAAGAAAAGTTTCTTTAAAAAGAACAATGCAAAAAATTGGATTAAATAAAGAAACTAGAACTTTATTTTGGAATGAATATCATAAATTAACCAATAGATTTCAAAGAATAAAATGAAAAAACTAAAAGCAAATACTTATGCTGTATTAGAAGAATGTATCGAAATAGGTATCAGTGGGGGAATGAATAGAGCGCATAAACATATAGATAATCCTACAGAAGAACATTTAAAAGAAGAAATATTAAGATATATAATGTTACAAATTTGTGAAAAATTTAAATTTGATGATTAAAAAAAAGAAAAACTGTGAAAAATGTGAATTTCCAAAAATTTGGTCTAAAAATTTATGTAAAAATTGTTTTACAAAACTAAATCCTCCTAAAAAAATTCAATATAAATCAGCTAAACAGAAAATAAAAGATGTTGGTAAAGCTCGAAGAACAAAAGAACTTCATCAATGGTTTTTGCAGATTTGGGATAAAAGAAAACAAAAAGATGAATTAGGTTATTTTGTTAGATGCTTTGAAAGTGAACAAAAATTGTATGAAAGTTATTACAAGTTTAATACTTGTTGTTATCATCATTTAATTGAAAAAAGTACACATCCCGAATATGAATTTGAAGAAGAAAATTTAGTTATTATCCATCCTGATATTCATACTTTAACTCATAATGATATTGATAAAACACCTAAATTAAAAGAATTAAAAGAAAAATATGAAAATAATAAACTATCCTGATAACGGAAAATATGTAATTAATGATTTAAATGAAACAAGTTTAACATATAAAATAAATACTTATGAAGATTTGTTTTTATTAAAATCTATTAAAGATGCAAATCCCAATCTAAAAGAAATTACTATTCCATGTATGTTTCAACAACAGCATGACAGAAGATTTAATCAAAATGAATCTTTTGAACTTAAATTAGTTTGTGAATTTATTAATTCTATAGGATTTGAAAAAGTTAAAGTATTTCATCCTCATAATAAGGAATCAATTGAAATGGGTTTAAATAATGTAGAAATCATAGACAATAGTAAATTTATTAAAGAAGTATTAGATAAATTACATAAAGATAAACATAGACATCGTGATGGTACATTATTAGATACACATTTTGATGAAAAAATATCAGATTATCTAACTTTAATGTCTTCAGATGCAGGTGGATTTAAATCTTTAATGAAATTAACCAAACAGTTAAATTGGAAAGGAGAAACTTATTCAGCTTCTAAAGCAAGAAGTTATGAAAATGGAGAATCTAAACTTATACAAATGGTTGATAGACAAGATTTTGGAGAAAAAGATATTCTTATTGTAGATGATTTATGTGTGTATGGAGGAACATTTAAGGGTTTATCTAAATTACTTAAAAAAAGAAATTGTGGTAAATTGTATTTAGCTGTATCTCACATAACTGTTCAAGATTTAGGGATAGACCCTGTTACTAATTATTTTGATAAAGTATTTTGTTCTAATAGTAAATATGATGATTATTTTGTTACCGATGAATTTGGAATAGCCCCTTGCACTCACAAAAATTTAAAAATTATAAAATTATTTTAATATGGATGAATATTTAATTCCAAATGCTTCTTTTTTAAGATTATATAAAGAATATATTAAATATGGTAGTTTAGTAGTAGCATATGACTTTGATAATACAGTATATGATTTTCATAAAAAAGGTAATACTTATAGACAAGTTATAAAATTATTACAAGAATTAAAAAGAATAGGATGTGTATGTATTTGTTTTACTGCAAATGAAGAGGAAACTTTTGTTAGACAATGGTGTAGTATGAATGCAATTCCGTTAGATAAATTAAATGAAAATCCAAATTTTTTTAAATCAACAACTAAAAAGATATATTACAATGTATTATTAGATGACAGAGCTGGATTGTCTCAAGTATACCAAGAATTAACCCTTTTAACAAATTTAATAAATAATAAAAAATGCTTAAAATTAATCCATTATTAATGACAGATGGATACAAAACATCTCACAGATTAATGTATCCTCAAGAAACAACTTTAGTGTATAGTAATTACACTTGTAGATCAGTAAAACATATGCACGAATCTTGTAAAGATATTGTAGTATTTGGAACTCAATATGTATTTAAGTACATAGACGATTTATTTAAAGAAAATTTTTTTAATAAACCTAAAAACGAAGTATGTCAAGGAGCTAAAAAATATTTAAGTAGTTATTTAAGTACAGATTATGATGTTTCCCATTATGAAACTTTGCATGATTTAGGTTATTTACCTGTTGAAGTGAAAAGTTTAGAAGAAGGTACTGTAACTAAACAGGGTATTCCTTTATTTACTATAAAAAATACTCATAGTGATTTTTTCTGGGTAACAAATTTTTTAGAAACTTTAATTTCTACATTAATTTGGAAACCTGTACATAGTGCATCTATTGCTTATGGCTATAGAAAAATATTAAATAAGTATGCTATTGAAACAGGTATGCCATTAGATTTTGTTAATTTTCAAGGGCATGATTTTAGTTTTAGAGGTATGCAATCCCCAGATGCAGCTATAGGCTCTGCAATGGGATTTTTAACTTCTTTTTCAGGAACAGATACTTTACCTGTATTAGAAGCTGTTAAATATTACTATAATGATGAAAACGTAGGATTTAGCGTACCTGCTTCAGAACATAGTGTGATGTGTAGTCATGGTAAAGAAGGAGCAATAAATACATTAAAATATTTAATGCAGCAATATCCTACAGGAATTCTTTCTGTAGTATCAGATACTTGGGATTTATGGAAATTAATTACAGAATATTTACCACAACTTAAAGAAGAAATTCTTGCAAGAGATGGTAAATTAGTAATTCGCCCTGATAGTGGTGATCCAGTAGATATTATTTGTGGAGTTTCAACTAAGTATGAAGATTTAAGTAAATATTTTCCAGAAGGAGAAGTTTTACCTGAATATTTTGAGGATGTTTTATTAGAAGAAGTTAGAAAAGATACTCCACATAAAAAATATGGTGTTACAGAATATGAAAATGTCTATATAGTAAGAGGCAAACTGTATAAAGCTAAAATTCATAACATATCTTGGAACAAATATAACGAACAGTATTATTTTATTAATATGTGGGAAAAAGCCAAAATCACAATTGAAGAATTGGATTGGAAACCTTCTGACAAAGGTGTAATAGAACTTCTTTGGGACATATTTGGTGGTACTATTAATGAACAGGGTTATAAAGTATTAGATCCTCATATTGGTGCTATTTATGGTGATAGTATTACTCCCGAAAGAGCTATCCAAATTGCTGAAAGGTTAAAAGCTAAAGGATTTGCTAATCAAATAGTATTAGGGATAGGTTCTTATTCTATGGGGTATGCGACCAGAGATTCTCAGGGTGGAGCGGTAAAATCCACTTATGTAGAAGTTAATGGAGAACAAAGACCTATATTTAAAGATCCTGTTACCGATGATGGAACTAAAAAATCAGCTAAAGGCTTGTTGCAAGTAAATGAAAATTTAGAATTAGTAAATAATTGTTCTTGGGAAGAAGAAGAAAAAGGATTACTTAAAATTATCTATAAAGATGGTGTGTTTCGTAATTTAACAACTTTAACTCAAATAAGAAATAAACTTAATAATAGTTTAATAAAAGAAAACTTATCTTTGACGAAAGAAAATTAAAATATGAAAGCAACATTATTATTACTCGAAGGAGTAGAAAAAGAGATTGAAAATGAAGTAAGGAATCAATTAGGAGGACAAGAAAATTTATCTGATTATGATAGAGTAGTAGCTGAAATTAATGGAAAAGTAGATGAGAATCAACAACAATCTATTTTTGTAGATATGACTAAATTTTTTAAAACAACAGATTTCTATTTCAAGAAAACTGATGTAAAGGTTTGTTTATGTCTACTAAAGTTACTAAAACCAATCAGAAAATAATGATAATCCTTGTAGATAGTCAAGAATATGAATGTCTATATGATTCAGTTATTTTTGAAGAATTAAAAGAATTTTTAAACAATTAAAACAACAAATATTTATGACAGACAAATTAGAACAATCAGCAGGTAATTCTGCAATCACTTCTTCAAAACCAATGACATTTGGACAAAAATTAGTAGGATTAACATTTAATCCAAGTGGAGACCCAAAAGTACAAAGAATTAAAGAATTAGCAGCAGAAATGGCAGATTTATTAGAAGAAATAAACAGAACTCAAGAAAGTTCCTATTTAGGAAATACTTTTTATGGAGGAGCTATCAGACGTATTTTAGATGCACAAATGTATTCAGTGAAATTTTTAACAAACAAATATTAATATGGAAAAAACATTGAGCAACACAACAGCAAACCAAGCCAAAGACAATGTGAAAGACATCGTGTTTTGGGGTAATGGAGACACTTTTAAGTTAATTTCTAAGGCTTCAAGCCAAAATGAAGGA